AAGTGATTGAGCATCACGAAGACGCTCTTTGAGAACCAATCCAGTCAAAGACTCCATCACACTGAGGATATCTTCTGCCTTTGCACTTTCACCAAGTTCCTTTGCAACAAAGTGATACTTGGCGAAGAAGGTGTCAGCAACCTCCTTGTAATCTTCAACTGTTACTGGTTTATCCTTCTTGTCCTTCGGCATCAGTCTCCTCCTTAAGTTCTTCCAAGGCTTTCTCAATGCCATCATCCAGTTCACCGATCACCTTACGGATGTCCACGATGCGCTCAGGAGTGCAGGTGGGATCATAGGTGTAATCCTTCTGTGACTCAAACAGGACTTGTCGAACTGCTGCTGCAGAACGAACGTCCATCGTTGACACCACAACAACTTCTTTACTCATTCATCATCTCCAAAACTAATTCCAAAGAATCCCTGGTCACCAGGTTTCCGATTTTCTAATTTGTCCAAGACATCATCGATGGTCTTGAGTTTATCGATCCCTGTCAATAATTCAGCGATCATGTTACACACAGCAGGACGTTCTTGTCTTGCTGCATAAGCAAGAGCGTTCCTTAGGGAAGACTCCGATTCGTCCAGGGAATCCAGGACTGATTGTGAAAGTGCCATCAGACATCTCCTTCCTTACGGTTCTCAGAATAATGAACATCAAACTCACCTCCAGGATAACGTGCCTTCAGTTTGTCCACATTCATCTCAATGACTTCATCCAGTGTAACACCAAGACCCATACAGGCTTGCATCACATACCACATAACGTCACCGAGTTCTCGTTTGAGATGGAAGAGGTTATCTTCGTTCACAGGTTTGCCCTGGAACACAATCTTCTTCACAACCTCAGTGAACTCACCTGCCTCAGCACACAGACCTACAGAAGCAGTAAGTAGGCGCTCGACAGGAAATCCGTCTTTCTGGAGAACGGCAACGCGCTCAAGAAAGCTGAGATGATCTTTACTTTCTTGTGAGGTGACTGCGTTGACAAACTCTTTATATCTTTCAGAGTCAACATGATGTGTCATAGATTTAAGGGTTCTGCTTGTCTTTCGGGTAGGATGTTTTGGGCATTGAGTTGTTTGTCTTTCTCCAGTTCAGTGGATGAAACATTAACAACCTTGGGAGGATCTGGATAATGACCAATCCTGTAGTATCTTCCTTGTCTTAATTGTACCATATCAATGGCATCTCGTTCCTCTCCACAATGACAGAGAACCGAACCGTCTTCATTCAGGACCACAAAGTAAATGCCATCAGTGTCTCTGATCCGAAGATCAGAACTTGAATCCTTCGAAGGTTTTCTTAGGTTTGTCGTCATCGTAATTTCTTTCAGGTTGTTTATCAATCATGTCTTCCTGTGCCGACTGTTCACAATCATACAGTCTCATTTTAGCACGATCGATTCCAACAATGAACCGCTTGTAAACTGTGGGATCGTTGTAGCGATTCTTCAGTTGCTTCACAAGTATTTGTCCCAATCCTTCAAGCTCGTCAGTCGAAATAAGGGCAAACATAAGATCAGCAGTAGCAGGGAGGCCAAAGGACTCACTAGTATCAGTGAGTTCAACATCACTGCTACCAAAACCAGAGCGAGTGGTCTGCGTGGCAGAAACGATAGGGACGTTTGCTTCGACAGCCAAGCCTCGAAGTTCTTCAGCAATTGCCTTGATATATGAATATGAATTGACAGTGCTGTTTCCGCGATACCGCGAGGAAGCACATATATTAAGGTAATCAATGAAAATAATATCAGGACGGAATGACTTCTTAAGTGCAAGTTCGTTAAGAAGTGATTTAAAGTGTCCACTGTGTGCCGATGCTGTTGGGTACTCCTTGATGATCAGAGTTCCTTGGGTCTTCTGAGCAATGTTATTTACCTTACTGGTGAACATCTGCTTGGGAAGATCAGTGATGTCCTGAATGTTAACGTTCAGAAGATTAGCATCAATTCTTTCAGCAATTTTTTCTTCAGCCATTTCAAGCGTGATGTATAAGACGTTCTTGCCCTGTAAGAGAACTGAACTTGCGACGTGACACATAAACAAAGACTTACCGACGCCAGTGCCAGCGAGAGCAATGTTAAGTGTTTTATTTGGAAGGCCACCCTTCGTAATCTTGTTGAAATACTCAAGGTCGAAACCGATCCTGTCCTCCTTCCGAGTGTAGGCGTCATACCTTTCATCCGCATCGTTTAGATAATCATGACCGACGTTGTTGTCGAAACTGACTGCCAAAGCATCCGAAAGAATGGATGGAATGGCATCAGGAGTTTTCTTCTGGTCACCACCATCAGCGATGGAGATGGACTCCAGAAGTGCCAGATAAATTGCTCTGTCGCGGCACCACTTTTCTGTGGTGTCAACTAACCAATCAAACTCAGCAGGATGTTCATCCAACCCATTGATAAGTTGGACAACTTCCTTATATTCAGATTCGTTAATGTCCTTCCGTTTCTCAGTCTCAATCGTCAGGACTTCCTTTGTGGGAACCTGATTATATTCAGACACAAAAGTGGAGATTTCTTCAAAGACAAGTTTTTGATTCCTGTCTTGGAAGTAATCTCCTTTGAGAAAAGGAATTGTTTTTCTTAGATAGTCTTCATTATGTAGGAGATTTCTGAGAACCAGAAATTCAATGTTATCCATCAATGCTTGATCCGTAAGAGAATTGTTCTTGTGCTATTCCATCCAACTTTTCCATCACTTCAGGAGTAAAGTACTCCTCAGGTTCTTTGAGAATTTGCTTGGCATAGACTTTCTTACCATTAATTTCATATCGTCCTGCGACATTCTTCCAAAGTCCGCCGACTTCACCGAGTTCAAGAAGACCATAATAACGATCGAGACCACGCTCATCATAATAAAGACGGACTTCAACATCTTTGTTCTCCTTACTTAGACGCGACTTAGCAGTCTTAGCTTTGATAATGTTTCCGATAACTTCTTTACCATCCTTTTCTTTCTTTTTTCCGAGATGGATGATTGTACTTGCTGCATACTTGAGGCCGCTGCCTCCCCCCATTTCCTTAGTTGGAATGTAAGCTCCGATAACGTCATAGGTGTGATTGGTTACGATCATTGGAATGTTTGCTTGACCCAACTTCAGAGTGAGCATTCTGAAGGCACCTTTGACCAGTTGGGATTTGGTCATGTCTCGGACTTGTTTGTCGTTGAGCGCGTCAGTAATCTCTTTCTCTGTGGAAAGCATTCCTAACGAGTCTAATACAAACATGCACGGTTTGCGGGAATCTACTGGTTTCTTTTGGTATAGATCCACTGCCTTGAGTGCTTTGCTCCGAAACTCCTCAATGGTAACGACGTTAATAACAACAACGCGATCTAAGTCAATGCCCCGAGATTCAAGTAGGGATTTGTTAACGGCAGCCTCTGTATCAAAGTAAAGACAGTAACCATCAGGATTAGAATCCAGAAAGTTTTTAACAACAGCGAGAGAGAAAAAAGTCTTTCCAGTAGAAGACTCACCAGCAATAGCAGTAATCTTATTCCCAGATACACCACCAAATATGCTACCTGAAACCAGTGCGTTAAAAATGTAACTACCCGTGTCAACATAAGTTTCAGTCTCGTCGATGTCTGAAGCGAGTTGGGTGTACTCGCCACCAATCTCTTTTACGATGTCTTTAAGGAAATCCATTATCCAAAAAATGATTCAAGGTTTACCGTTTTCTCAACATTCCAATTGATAGCATCCAGAATGACTTTCACAGGTTCCAAGAATGCCTTGTTGAATTGTACATCATAGTCGATGTATTGTTGAAGATTCAATTCATGGGGAAAGTCAGTCTGGAATGAAATGACATTCTCACCCAGCGGGTTTGGTTTCTTCAGATGAACAAACTTGATTTTGTCTCCGTTGTTGATCATTGAATATTTGTTCTCCAAACCTGCCTTGCGGACATAATGATTGTGGAGAAGCGCACCCCTGACGTGCATGGGACAACCCTTACCATAAATGGTTTGAGCGTTCTTATGTTTATTTACATCAGACACAGAGCGTGGGAAAGCAATCTCTTCCACGGGCATCTTCTTAAACTTGATGCGTGCCTGCTCGATGTACTCAATCACGTCATCCTCAGATGCACTCATCATCAACTTCAGTGCATCTTTAATCATGGTGCGACAGGGAGCAGGAGTGGATGATTTCACTGCCTCAATGCCCATGATCTTCAGTTTGGGTTCCTCATAACGAACACCCTCACTGTCCCAGACATTCAAGATGTAACGCTTCTTCGCTGTCCAGATGCCACGGTCTGCGATGTTCTCTCGCTTCATCTGCATCTTCTGATCATAAGCATTGACATAAGATGCGAGTTGGTTGTAACACTTATCGATGTAAGGTTCCAACTGATCTTCACAGATCTGGTTGATCTTGGTCACAGTCTGTTCCTTATCTCCCTCAAACTTGGCAAGGAACTTATCGACGACGGGACCAAAGTTGATGTAAATGGAGTCAGTGTCAGATGCGATCACATAATCAATGTCTTCAGTCTTGAGAATGTTATTCAAAAACTTGTTCATCTTCCCTTCGATCCAACGAATGGAAGTCTGACCAGACAGAGTGATTGCCTCAGCGTTGGCAAGTTTAAAGTAACGGAAGTAAGCATTACCAATGGCACCATAACAACTGTTCAAACAGATCTTACGAACCATCTGGAAGTTGTGAAACTTGGCAATGTCTTTGACTGTCTGTTCCTTCTGCTTCATCAGAACTGGATCTTTGTTCGTCTTGATCTTTGCTTCGATGTCAACCAACTTCTGCTTACACCTCAGCATTTCTTTCTTGAATGCTTTGCGTTCAGCATACATCTTCTCCATCAACTCAGGCATAAAACCCTTGACATCCTTACGGAACATCGCACCATTGGCACACACAGCATAATCACTGTACATCTCGAAGGTCAGTTCCTCATTCAAAATCTTATCCACTGTGACTGATGGGTGTCTGTCGTCCACCAGAGTCTCAGGAGAGATGTTGTACTGCATCATCAAGTGAGGATACAGAGAGTTCAAGTCAAAGGACACAACCCAGTCATATACACCAGGTCTGGGTTCTTTCACATAAGCACCAGCGAACTTTTCGTCCTTGTCACTCCTGTCCTTCGGAGGAACGACGATGTTCTTTTTCTTCAAGTAATTGTAAATGATGGTGTCCCACAGACGAACCTGGAACATTGGATCCACAAAGTTTACCTTTGCGTCATATGCCATCGTGATGACCAGTTCAATCAGACGAAGTTTATCCTCCAGTCTGTCAACCAGTTCCACGTCAACGATGTTGTAATCGACGAACTTCTTCCAGTCGTTGGTGTAAAAGTCTTTGAAGGTGTCGAACTCAGAGTGGTCCAACTTCTTCTGACCCAACTCAACTTCAGCAATGTAATCCAATCGATAAGACTCACGATTGGTGTAGGTGAACTTCTTGTAAAGTTCCAGGTAATCCAAACCTGTGATGCCAGCAATCTCAAAGACGTTGTATGTGCGCCCAGAGATGGCAAGTTCGGAACCAGTCACACGTCCCCAGGGAGACAACATCCTCACCTTCTTAGGTCCCAACACACGGTCAATGCGACCACAGATGTAAGGGATGTCATACAGACGTGTGTTCCATCCAGTGACAACCTCTGGATAATTGTTAGACCACCAGAAGAGGAATGCGTTCAGCATGTCCGCTTCCTCTGGATGATAATGATAAGTCACGTTATCCTGCTTCGGAGTGTAAGGATAACGACCCCAGGTGGTAATCTTCTTGGTTGCGTAATCTTGAATAGAGATGGTAAGCATCTCTTCATTACAGTGCTCTGGGTCAGGGAATCCCTGCTCAGACTTCACCTCAATGTCCATCGTGACGAGACCAATCTTCTGAATGTCAAACTTGATCTCATTCTCTGGATACTTCTCAGAGATGTACTGATAAATGAAACGTTCGTTGCCGTAGATTTTGAATCCTTCTACGTCCTCATACTTGCGAAAGAATTCACGGCAATCTCGGATGTTGCCAGGTTGAATGGGTTCGACGTGCTCACCTTCCAGGGTCTTATATTTCGTTTCCGCTTTAGATTTGACGAACAGGGTGGGATAAAACTCCTCCCTGAACATCACCTTCTGTCCGTTTTCATAACCCCTGACCAACACGTCATTGCCGAGAACTTGAATGTTGGTGTAAAATCTCACTTCAGGAGTTCCTCATATTTGTCTTTCAGTTTACCAGTGGGGTCTGCCAGTGTCAAGATCTTATCAGAATGGATCATGAATGTGTTCTGATTGGTAAGATCCACCAACCAGGGAACCAAGTTACCACTCTCTGTAACCACAAAA